ATTTTAATCTCGTCATGGTTGAGTTTATAACAATCTTCTTCTGTTTGTTTAAAAGTTTCAGCTTCCATTATTTCAGCTTTGAGTTCTAAAATTTCATATTCTAAACCTGTTTCTTTAATATGTTTTAACTTTGCAATTTTAGCTTGGTGCTTTAACTTACCAACTTCTTCATTTGCAGCTGCTCTAAGCCTACCTTCTAAAAATCCTTGTAATGTTTTAATTTTTTCCCAAGGGGTATCTCCTATGACTTGGTATCTGTAATTAAATTCTGTGTTAAATTTTGCTGCCATTCTTTTTATTCCTCTATTATATTATTAAGCTGTTGAGTATCCTGCTGCTCCAAATCCTCTTCTAGATGTGCCAACTCCAGTTACATCTGTTGACATAACTCCAGAGTTGGATATGAGATTTGACATAGTTGCTGTAAAACCAACAGCATCTCCTCTCCAACCATAAGCAAATATACCTTTATCAGTTCCATATCCACACCCAGATAAGTAACTTCTAATTGTCCCAACTCCAGTTACATCTGCTGCTACAACTCCACTATTAGAAACAAGATTAGTAGTAGCTGTTCTACCACTTGCAGAATAACCATAAGCAAATATGGCTTTATCATCTCCATATGTACATGCTCCTATCCAAGGTCTAGCTGAACCAACACCAGATACATCTGATCCTATAACCCCAGAATTAGACACTAGATTTGTTACTGCTGTATAACCACCTGCTGAACTTCCAAAACCAAAGATTCCTTTATCCTCACCATAAGCAGCTGCTGCAAGAAGAGTTCTAGCTGTGCCTACTCCTGTGGTATCAGCTGCTATAGCTCCACTATCAGAAACAAGATTAGATAAATTTGAATGACCACTAGAAGATGTACTCCCATAACCTATAATTGCTGTACCTGTTCCATAAGTAGTTGCTGCAGGTACATCTCCCCTAGCAGTACCACCTCCTGTTGAATCAGATGCCACAACACCAGAATTATTTACTAGATTAGTATGATTTACCCTAGTAGCAGAACCATTACTTCCACCCCAAAACAAAGCTTTATCTGTTCCATATGTTGTTGCAGTTCTATCTTTTATTGCTGTGCCCACTCCAGTTACATCTGCTGCTACAACTCCAGAGGTGGATACAAGATTAGACAGATTTAACTCCCCAGCTGCACCTAAACCATAACCAAAGATACCTTTAGTTGTGGGTGTGTAAGACGATCCTCCTGCTGGTTCTTGCCATAATTCATTAGAAAACATATTCTATCCTATCCAAAGTTAAGTTGTGGTGCGCCTAAAAGAACAGAATTATCCGCTTTTACAATATAAGGTACAATATCATAATCATTATTAGCAGTACTTATAGTTAATCCAGCAGCAGCAGCTGTTTCATAATCGCCATGTAAAGAAATAGTTGCAGCAGCACCTGAACTTGGTTGGACAAATATCATCACTCCTGATTGTCCTACTTGTGAGGCTTCTGTTGTTGGAGCAGCTAATGTATTTGATCCAGCTGCTAAAGTAATAATAAATGTCTGGTAAGTATCATAATCTAATACTCCAGAAGTTGCCGATAAAGCTGCTGTGTAAGTGCTTGGTACTTGTGCTTTAGTAAATGTGTTTTGAACAGTTTTTTGTACTACTGTAGAATCTATGGCTACAGTAACTGTATCAGTAGACCCTACTACTGTATCTATACCTGTACCACCAGCAACGTCCATTGTGTTAGAATCAGCTATAGTTTGATTAGAACCACTATCACCAGTTAATGTAAAGGAGGTCATTCCTGATGTAGCTAATTGCGATAACATTTGGAAACTTGTGCCATCATAAATAACTTTAATTATTGCGTTGGCTTCTATATCTCCTGCGGCAATATTTTGATCATTCTTCTTTTTAATGTTTTTAACACCGACACCATTAACATTTAAGGTTGATGCTCCTGTGCTAGTTGCACCTGCTTTAAAGGTAAATTCTTGTCCTGCAACATACGCTGTTACTACTGGTGCTAAAGCTATAGCATAAGCATCAGCCGAACCTGTATCACTTGCTTGAAATATTAATCCACCATCTTGTATCTGACCAGCATTTATACCATCTGTATGTGCTACTCCATCTGCTAGTGCTGTTATTTTCTGACTACCTAAATCTGCCGAACTTGTAAAAGCATTTGCACCATCTTTCGTTATACAAGTATTAATACCAGTTGCTAAGTCATTATCATTAGTGTCATGCCTATCAGCTACAATCTTTGTTCCAGCATCTCGATCTTGTTGCCAAATTGACGTACCTGTATGCGTACCATTTGTTCTTGTAAATGTACCACCTGACCAACCCATTATTCTTCTCCTTTGTTTTTCTTAGTTATAATACTACTTATTCTTAAATTAATTTCCACTATTTTTTATCTTGTTCTATAAATGATTTACTAAAATCTAACACTACTTTTTGTACTTCAGGAGATTCTCCTGCAAATACTATCCCTGCTTTTCCCATAAGTTTAAAAAATTTATCTGCGTTTCCTTCGGCAGCTATTTTACTAGCTGTTGCTAGCCATCTTACTACTGAAGGGTTTGTATAGACTACTCCAACACTAGCTAAACCTACAGCAGTTGTTACGATTGATAATAACCCTGTTAATGCTCCAGCTACACCATCTATTAGAGCTCCTCCCCCTGTTGTTGCAACTCCTCCAACCATAGCTAATTGCCCAACTAAAGTTTCTCCTGATTTTAAAGGGTCTTTATAAACACTACTTGCCTTAAATTGTGCTGACATATGTGCAATAATATTTAAATCTTCTGTCATATTTTTGGATATAGGAGAATCAAACACATATTTTTTTGCTAAGTTGCTCATTGCATTATAATTGTTAAAAAAAGTTGTAGGATCAAATGTTTCTGTTATTGTGTCCCCCATACTTGTTCTTTGAGTAATTTTTTTCATTCCTATACGTTCTATAAGTTCTCTTTGTACTAAAGCAAAATCTGCTTGGCTTAAACTTTGTTTTAATGCTTTAACATATTCTCCGCTTTTTTTATTATTAGTTTCTAAGAAATTTAACATTGTTCCTTTGTCTACTTTATTTATTTTATCATAAATTTCTTCTATTCTTTTTCTACCAGCTCTGTAATAATTACTTGCATTAATCCATTGTCTAGCCAATTTAGGGTCAATATTTCCAGATATAGCTAAAATATCATCAGTTAATGCACCATATAATTGTTTTAAATCTCCTAAACTTGCATCTATTTTTTGACCTTTATTACCTATATGAGAGCCTATTAATGTTCTATATTCTTTTAAATCTGTAATTAATAAATCATTGTCTTTAAATTTTTGCAGTATTTCTTCTCTTAAATTATTTATTGCAGGGTAGTCTAAAACACTTTTTTTTCTAGCTCCTGTTGGTACTGTACCTACTACTTTTTTGTCTATTATTGGTTTAGGTCCAGTAGTAAAAATATTAGTTCCTGGTAATTTAGTTCTAGGAGAAGCCCCATAAATATTTTCTGTTACATCTTTTTTAATTAAAGTCCCTGTGTTTTGCCCAACTTCATTTAATACTTTTAAAAAAGAAGGCATTTTTTTAATTGTAAATTTACTTCCTACTTTATCAATTAAATTATTAAAATAATTATCATATAATTTTTTACTATCAGTTCTCCATTTTGTTATAGAATTATTTACACCTTTTTTTATAATCCCATCAGCGTTAAATGTTGGTTTAATATAAAGTTTACCTGAACGAGGAGTAAGTTGGTTGGAGATACGAACAATATTGTTTGAAAGGTCTTTAAACATTTTAAGTCCGTTACCTACTATAAGATTTCTGCTTCCTGGAAGATTACTCATTAAATATTCATAACCTTTAGATAAATCTTTTGTCCAATTATTACCTGTAATTAAAGACATGCTTCTAGGTTTTACATTAGCTTTCCAATATAAATCTAAGTTTTTAATTGTTCTACTTTTTGCAGCTTTTCCTATTCCTACAAACGGGGATTTCAATACTTTTAATACATACGGACTAGCAATTTCTGATACTGCCCCTATACCAAAATCAAAAGCTCTTGACGTAGCGTGTTCTGCCACACTTCTATCTACTATTCCTCCTGTGGCTTTAAATATTGTGTCAGTTAGTTCTCCCCCAGCACTTTCTCCAGTTCCTGCTCCAAATGCCATTTTAAGCCCTTTATAAGCAGGTCCTGCTATTCTACCACCATATGTTGCTCCTAAAATATTTGTTCCTGTTTTTATAATAGGTTTAGGTAAATGTTGCGCTAAATCCCCTCTATCAAATCCTTGTGGATTAAATATTATACCTCTATTAGGGTCTTGAGGATCTGGATATGCAAAATTAGTGTTATTATATTGCACAGCTCCTGGGTATTTTTCTTGCATAGTTGCTAATGAAGAATCATAATTTGGAGAGAATCCTATTCTTGTTCTATCCCTAATAGGAGCTCCAGTTGTTTCATCTAATTCAAAATTAATAATCTCTTGCTCTGTATACCCAGATTGTTCTATTACTTTATTAATTAGGTCTTGGCGTATCATTAAATTTGGATTATCAGAACTTACTGCTCGTTCTGGTATAGAGTCATCTTCTATAATTTTTTTTATTTTTAATTTTGTTTCTAATTTACTTGCCATAACATTCCTACTAATTTAAATATTTGTCATAAATAGAATCTACGCTTTTTACGTTTGATAATAAACCTATTGTATTTGGTCTTGTGCTGTATATTTTAGATATATTTTCAGGATAAATTGCATAAATAGACGATAAATGCTTATCAAAAATTTCTTTTAATGTTTTAATTCCTTGTCTAAGCTGTCTTTCATTTCTTAAAAATGTAGGTATTTCTTCTTTGAATCTTTCTAATTCAGAAACAGTAACTGCTGCTCCACTTCTATCTTTTAAAGTCATATTTGATATTGTAGCAAATAATTGTTTTAATTTTGCTCCATCTTCACCAAGAAACCATTTTGGTGTTAAGCTACCTACAACACCGTAACCAGGTAAATCATCTGGGTATTTATCTAATAATTTTTGTATTCCATTTAAAGTAACATAATTAGAAGAAATATCTGCTTTAACTATATCTTCTGCTAAATCTTTTACTTTAGTTTCTATTATAAATGCTTTTTGTGGGCTTTGTACTTTATAAACATTTAAAGCTTCTTGTGAAGTTATTATAGAGGTATCAAAAGTATTTTTTATATTTTTTAATGATTGATAAACTGCTGGTAATTCGCTATACAAATCCCCTGTTTGTGGGTTCATTTTTGTAATATCTCCTGAAAATGCGTTTGCCATAGCCGTAACAAACTCATCATCTTCTGCATCTTTTATATAACCATTATTTTCAAGCCATTTTTTAGCTGTGATTTTTCTGCCTTCTATAGCAGACTGTGCTCTATTTTGAGTAGTTGCATCTTTTTTAGGAACATAAGTTAAGCCAGAACCTGCCATTTCTTGCCATTCTTGTGTGTTAGGGTTTTGAAAAAATTGTTCTATAGTTCCGTCTTTAGCTGTCCTAGAACCAACTTTAGTTAATTGTGAGTTTCCGTCTTTGTCCATTAAATAACTATCTGATATATTTTGAAAACTGTATTCTATTCCATCACCGCTTTTTGCTAATTCTCTTTCGGCTAAAGTCCATTCTAATGGGTCATATCCTGCTAACTGTGCTAATTCGTTTCTGGTTTCAACCATAACTCCTGGTATATCTCCTGATATTTTTCTTTCCCACCAATTAGGGCTTGCATCAGCATCTTCCGCAGTTACCATTATTCCAGGAGTTGTTTCCGCTTTATAAAGCTCTTTTCTTTCTATTGCTTGGTTTTGTATAGGTAATAAAGGCTCTAAAGGTTGTATACTTTCTCCTCTATAATTCCCTGTTAATACAGCAGAAAGAGGGTCTTTTGGAGTGCCAACATACCCATTACCTAATCCTGTATTAGAATAAGACACTTTGTTAGGTTGATCTGATACAAATTGATTAAATAGAGCTTTTTCTTCTCCCATTTTTCTATTTCTTTTTCTAATTTCGTATTCTCTTTCTGCAATTTCTCCAGGTCTTGCTTGTTCTCTTAATATTCTAGCTTCGTATGCTGCTCTATCTGCGTCTTGCCCTACTCCCTGATATACAGGAGCTCCTTGCGTTACAAATTTACCTTCAGGAGTCATATATTCTCCTCCTGCAAATTCTCCATTTGGTAATAATTGTGGTTGTATATCTGTTGCTCTACCCTCTAATAAATCTAATTGTGCTCGGTCTGCTTGTTTTTGTCTATTTATAGCCCTTCTATCAGATGCTCCTGCTAATACGCCACTTAATATTTTAGCTGTCATAGTTCCTACTGGAAATTTACCACCATAGGCTTCTGCTGCTATATCTTGAGGTCCAATACCAGCACCCATTTGGCGTAAATATTTAGCCATCATTCTATCATACTCTGTTAGATAGTCTTGTTGCCTTCTAGTTGGTGCTCCTACTGTCATTAGATTCTTTCCATATTTACATCAAGTTTACTATAATCAACTAATAAATGACCGAAGATATTAGATAACACAGCTTGTGGGTTGATTTTCTGTACTTCTTGAGCTATTACCCCTCTAAAGCGTTCTGGACTCCATAAGTAATTCCATTCATAAATATTAAATCCTGATGGTGATTGTCCTACTTTAACTATGTTTTCTTTTAATGTTTTATCAGAGTACTTGCCTATTCCTGCTCCTGCTAAATTACCTAAAGCGTTCATTTTAGAGCCATATCCTTGTACTTCAGAAGCATATCTATTAGCATCATATGCACCTTGTGCTTGTGTAGCCGCCATTATTGGTGGTGGTGCAACACTTGAACCTGGAACATTTAATCCAGTAGTCGCAGTACCTAAACCAGCAGAACCAATACTTGGTGAGCCTGTTAATGTTGCGAGTTCTTCCATTGGTAAACGTCTTTGTAATAAAGCATCTGTTAAAGCCTGTTGTCTAGCTTGGTTTTGCATTTCTCTTATCATACTAGATTCAGCTAATTGTGATTGACGCATAGACTGTGCTTCACCAGCTAATCCTTGTCGCATACGTTGCCCTTCTCCTATAGAAGATTGCGCTAATCCTTGTAATTGATCATTTTGCTGTAAACCTAGTTGTGCCATAGAATTATTGTAGGCTTCTGAACCTACTGGTAATCCTGAATTAATAAGTTGTGTGTGTAGTTGTGTTTTTGCCATATCCATAGAAGGTTGTAAGCGACTTATTCCTCTATTATAATACGCATCCTCGCTTCTTTGTGCGTAATCATTAAGGTTAGAAGTTGTTGCTAAAGGTGTAAAACCTGTCCTATCTATTCCTCCTTCATAAGAAGGTAAAGCTCCAAAATCAAATTGCGAAGAAGGTAATTCATTTAATCTTTGCCCTGCTACATCTAAATATTGCTCGCCTATGTTTGCTTGTTTAACTCTTTGTCTTTCGTATTCAGGATTTAAGCTATAATTCATAGCAAATCTGTCATCACCTAAATCTGTAACTAATGTTTGATCATAAGGACTAAAAACATCAGGTCTATTCATACGACCTTCTAATCGTGCTGTTGCTTCATTAGCCGCACCCTGTGCTGTTGCTGCTCCTGCATAATCTGGAGCTGCTGGTGCTTTTGGTCCTCCTCCGAATATACTACCTACTATACCGCCCATTATATTTCCTTTTTAAAAATTACTTTTTGTTTCTTATATCCTTCTAAAACTTTTTCCCAACCTGAACGCCCTATTATCTTAATATTATTATATTGTCGTTTTTTTGCATACTTTTCAACTTTTTCTGCTATTTTTATTAATGACTTTAGTTCTCCTCCTGCTATTCCTATTGTCAAGGTCTTTTCAAAACAAGCGGTAATGACAGAACAATCATCATTCTTAAACAGTTGATACTCTCCATTTTCTACACCTTTTTCTAACTCTTGTCTACTAACAGGCTCTTCACTATAAATAATAGATGGAAGGAGTTGTTCCCATATTTTATTTGTTATTTTTTCCACTATAACCCTCTACCTCTCTCAAACATTACGTCTGTGGCGTGCCATTTAACAGTTTGCGCTGTAGTACTTGTCCGTATTCTTATTGCAGCATTCCAACCAATATCTGATACACTTCTCCACACACTTTGCGTTGCTGTTGTTCCACCCCAAGGAGCTACATCCCATGTGGCAACATCCCATTCAGAACCAGTTGTTGTTGCGGCACTTGGTGTATACACACTTGTTCCGTCATTAAAGTCTACATCAAAACCAATACTAACTGGTAAATCAGCATTACTACCCATAACAGGTCTTATTGCTGTAAATCTCTTTGGTGAACCTCTACCACCATAATAGATAAATGCTGTTTTAGCATCTCCTTGTATTGCGGCTGTGTTATCACTATCTCCACTATCGGCTTTAAATACTTTAGTATTTGCACCAAAATATAGTACTCCATTTAATAATTCCCAACAATACGCATTTTGCCCTGTAAATCTACCCCATGCACCTGTACTTACATTAACTACATATTGGTCAAAATCTCCAACTGTTGATGTAGGCACATTAAATAAACCATATTGTCCTTTAGGATATATAATTCCTTGCCAACCAAATGTAGAGGCAAAATTATTAACAGAGTCTAATATACTACCACTTATTTTATCGGATATAGCTTTGGCAGGAGCATTTTCTCCAGTAACTAATGTTTGTGATAAAGGCATAAATCCTTGTTCTGATATAAGAATTAAGTCAGAATTTATGTTAATAAAACATCTTTTACCAATTGGTCTAGCCAGTTTAAATGTTCCTACTAAAGCCCATTTTGTTGCATCTGATGGGTCGTAGCCATTATAAATTACCGCTTCTCCATGATTACTTAAGAATACTATGTAATCATCAGGACCACTTCCACCATCTCTTGTCCATGTTCCTATGGATTGTATATAACCACCCATGTTGAATATACTACCTAAATTAAAGGTTGATACTGCTCCTGCAACACTATTAATAGGAAAATACCCAAAACTTAAGGAATCATTTAAACAAAAGAACAATCTTTCTTTAAATACTGTAACATTATTAATTGTTGTGCTTGTTACTCCGCTAATTGTAGGTGTTGCCCAAGAGCTTCCATTATAATGTCTAGGTGCGTCTGCTCCATTGCAAATCCATAAGAAAGACCCACCTGAAGTAGTAAAATTAACATGTTGGAATTGAGCATTACTTAATGAAGTAACGACTGCACTTCCTACTCCTCCTGCACTTGTAACTTCATAAATAGCTGACCCACTTGCCGCAAACATTTTATTTGTAGACCCTGCTGAATGCGCCATCAATGATTGTACTGTGCTTGGCAATCCTGTTGCATGGCTTGTATAGCCATTTCTTAGCGATACATCTGTACTGCCTGGAAAAAAGTTATCTAAACGTATAGCGTCAGATTGTTCCATCATATCAGGTGCATCTCTAGTATTTAGACCACCGATAGGTGCTGGAACTGTTGTACTTTCACCTGTTGGTTGAAATGCCATTAATTATTCCCTGCATATTGATTTAACATTCGCATCTCTTCTTCTTCCGACATAATATTTCCTGGTTCATAAAACATACTTCCAATAGCTCCAATTCCTGTACCAAAACGTAAAACTTTACTTAACATTGAAGGTCCTGATTTTCTATCAAATTTAAATTCTTTTAATGCAGACATATGTGCTAAGTTTTTTCCTTTATTAACAGCATTTCTAATACTTAAAGGTATTTCTTTTTTTATGTTATCAAAAGAAATGTTAGCATTTTTTAACGCTTTTCCTGTTAATGTACCTTTTCTTTCAAATAAATTAGAATTTACTTGGTCTATTGCTGCTTTTCCTAAATCTTTTACTTTAATTTTTGATTTTATTAAATGATTGTTAGGTTTATTTGCATACCTTTGTGCTTCTTTTTTGTCTGCGCTAAACCATCTACCAGTATCCTTATTTAATTTTTCTTTAGGCAAAAATTCAGGTTTAGGCTCACCTCTGTAAATTGTTACTTTGGTGTTATCTAACTTTTTATTCTTTAGAACTTCAGCAAGATTTTTTAGCCAGTCTTCCATTTATCCTATATTCCTTAAATATTGTGCTAATCTTGCCCTTTCTTCTTCTTCTGTATTAGCATTTAATTGTAATCTTTGTCTGCCATAAGTTTCTACTGGAGGACCTCCTACCCTATCCCTATCAGGGTTTCTACTTTTTTGTGGTCCACCATATTGCATTTCCATTTTAGCTGGCATATTCATTTGATAATCTGTAGATTGAAAAGGTTCTAGTTCTTCAACTTCTACTTCTGGCATGTAATCACTACTTCCATACATAGGTTTTCCATCTTCATTAACTCCTGCACCACTTGTATTTGCGTCTACTCCTCTTAATGCTTTACCTAATGCACTTTTTTTTAAATCATCTATTAACCCTATGTCATTAAATAATCCTGACTCATTAACACCAAAAAGTTCATTAGCACTAGCTTTGCTTACTAAATTACTTGCTCCATCATATAAATCATCATACCAAGCCATTATAGTGTGAAACTCCCTTCTGGTTCATTAACAGGCAAGAACAGTCTTGAAGAGCCTGACATTCTAATTATTGGTTTAGCACCATTTTTAGCTTGTTTTTCTGCGGCTTTTATTTGGTACTCTTGTAATTGGTTATCATATGGTAATCCTTTTTGTTTCAGAAATCTCCATATTACGCCCATAGTTATTAAATCTTCATCTAATGTTGTT